GAGGATCAGGCAAAGGCGACAGTCAAGGCGATGGCTAACCGTAAGATTTCAAGCGTGACGATCAACTACTAAACCAGCTGGCCTCAGCAATGGGGCCGATATCAAAGGGCTAAAGCAAAGGGGGGGGGTATGGCGGCAAAGACAGGGAAAGAGCGAGCGCAGACGCTGCGTGATAAGGAGAAGGCCGGGGGCATCCAGAAGCTCGTGATGAAGCTGACCGAAACCGAACGAGCGTGGATCTCTGAGGCTCAAGACCTAGGAGGCTACACGGACCATACGGAACTGCTTCTTGCTGCGACGAAATCGTACATCGAAAAGCACAAGAAAGCGCGATAAGTTGCGCGTAACGGAGTATAATCTATCTGCAGTAGCAATATATAACTGAGTAAGGAGAGTGATTATGGATATCAAAAGACTCGAGAATATCTGCAAGCTGAACAGCGAAATAGAGAGTTTTAAAGACTGCTATGAGGGCACAGAGCTGTGTGGAGGCAGGGACGGGCCTGTGAGCGCTGCAAAACTGATCTCATTTCTTATGGAAAATCCGCATTTTCAAGAGATTGCAGACAAGATCAAGAAGCTAGAAGCTCAGCTTTAACCCTTTGGATAAGACAATAACTAGGAGAGAGATGATGAAGCATCAGATTAAAGTTGCAATTGTTGAAGATTATGCGTTCGAACATGAAATAGCTTCGAGTCACGGGAAAGGTGCGAACAAGTCGCTCAAAGCTGTTGTATCACAAGGTGCTGTGCGTTACGAAGTTCTAAGCCAGAAAGCAGTCATCTGTGAAACTGGATCCGTATTAGAGGCGGTAGAGGCTTATAACAACGCTATTTAACCCTTACAGCTATGAATAGGAGAGAGAGATGGAGTTATTAATACAGCGCACTGACAAGGTAGGCGTATCTAAAGCCACCACAGAGGACGTTAAAGCCTACCTATCAGAGCATGGGTTGGCAGTTGTGAAAGCAGACGCCGGAAAGCTGTCTGAGAAGTTCCACGACATATACGAGAGGCTTGCTCCTGGCTTCAGCTACGATACCCGAAAGAGTTCAGCGGTAGCGTGGTGTGATGTGCCAGATAACAACAAGAATCTAATGATCGCCACATGCATTGAATTGATAGCAGCACAAGATGGATCAGTTAAATAAGAGGAAAGAGCATGGCACAGCGAGGCGTAAACAAAGTAATCCTGATTGGCAACTTGGGCCAAGACCCTGAAACCAAATATGCATCAAATGGGAATGCAATCACAAACGTAAGCTTGGCAACCTCGGAGACTTGGAAAGACAAGAATACCGGCCAGGAGCAGGAAAAAAGCGAGTGGCACCGGATTGTTATCTTTGGAAAGCTTGCTGAAATCGCAGGGCAGTATCTGACAAAGGGGGCAAAGGTATATTTTGAGGGCAAGCTGGCAACGCGGAAATGGCAGGACCAAAGCGGCAATGATCGCTACTCAACTGAGATTGTCGTTGATGGATTTGGTGGTGTAATGCAGATGCTTGATAGCAAGCAGGGAGGCCAACAGCAAGCCCAGCAGCCACAGCCACAGGCACAACAGCAAGCCCCTCAGCAGCCGCAACAACCTCAGCAGGCCCAACAGCAACAGCCCCAACAACAAGTACCACCAGGTTACAATCCTAACCAGCCCCAAGGAGCATACGACCCTAACGGCCCCCCTTTCTGATTAACCAAGTGGGCGGCTTATGTCGCCCAATACAGCAAATAATTTTAAGTATTCGTTGCTTTCATCAAGTAGTTTGCTATAATGAACTCACTGAAACAAACAACGGAGCAAACGAAATGTATTATGTAATCAACAAAGGCTTAACCGACACATTCGCTAACAAAAACAGCATGAGTGTAGAGAAGCTAGAGGCGATGACCGGCGCAATAGTAGAGAAGAGCAACCGGATCGGGCTAGTGGTTAAGGCTAAAGGCAAGGTTATCGGCAGAGCATTTGAAACCAAGTTTGAGCAAATGGCATATAGCGAGGGGTTGTGATGCAACTCATTAGGCATTTGTGGGTATCAGGAGTGAGTTGTGATCTATATAGCGAAGAGGAGCAAGGAGGGCTGTTCTACATAAAAACCTTTGGAGAGGTGTTCAATAAGTCAGGAACGGGGTGTTTTATCCAGACAGCAGGCATGCATGATGACGATGCCAGGATGAACATGGAGATCAGAATAGCGCAACAGAGAGGATCTTATGACTGATAAAATCGAGAAAAATCTAGAGCCGATCTTGTCCGAGATTAATACCGGCATAAATACAATCGACGCAAAGCAGCTGATAGATTTGCTGGCCCGTAATCATTTGATACTTATACCAGAGACGGAAATTTTCGGTCTAGACTCGCTAAGGCATGCGGTGGCAGAATCGCTAGAGAAGAGAACAGGTAATATTGGCGTTAGTGCTCAACTTTTGGACGAACTATTACAGCTAATAGAAGAGGCTATACATTGAGTCCTTCAAGGCAAGCCAAAGCAGCAGGGCTAAAGTCTCTGCTGCAAGTATCGGAGATGACCGGCACCAGCATGCAGACTCTGTCCAACTGGCACCGAGACAAACCCAAACTGTTTGCCGTGGTGCTGGCTGGCTGCAAATCAATCATTATGCGCTAACAACCCGCCCCTAAGTAGGGGCTATAGGAGATGAGAGATGCCAAAACTTAAAGTATCGCTATCAATTGGGTTCCCAGGAGCTTGTCGTGGTGACGTTATAGAGATAGATGATGATGAGTGGGAGGCCTGTGATACAGATGAGAAGAAGGAGGATTTGATTAACGAATACTGGGCAGACTGGTCAAACAATTACATCGATGGAGGGGCCTCTTTAGTAGAGTGAACAAACCCCTTATAGATATCAATAGGAGATGAGAGATGGGTGATAAAGTTGCTGTAATTAACACGCCAGATAGGCCGGATAGTATCGCTCTCATAACTTGCTTAGAGAATGCAATACATGAAATAGCAACAGAAAAGATGACGTGCATTGAGGTTCTTGGATGCTTGGATTATGTTTCCAAGAAATTCTATGAGAATACGATGGGTAATGACTCATGAGTCCCTGGCTGATCATAGGCTTCATACTTATTGTTGGTATAGGGTATGAGGGGAACATCGTGGAGTTTAGGGAGTGGATGGAAGATATAGCATCCTCCTGATCGAGCTGCTATGATGACCCTTCATCTCTGCACTCTCCCAAAGCGGCCCTAGCGGTCGCTTTTTTTATGCGTTGCGTTATATGATATACTTTTGCTATTGGAATTGAGGTGGTCTATGGAAGAAATGGACGTTCAATACCTAGAGTACAGAGACGAGTTTTACTATTACCATGAAGAATCATGGTGGGTAGTGCTAGAACAGGACGATGACGGATTGACCACAGGGGCAGAGGTAATCGCTCCCTGGGTATTACACTAAACCGTAGAGGCAAAGCTGCATGGCTCGTAAGCTCACATCAAAGCAGGAGGCTTATAAGAACAGCCGTATATCAGGCAAAGACCCCTCTGATGCCTACGACATAGCCTACCCGACTCACAAAATGTCGCGTAATGCCGTAGCAGTCGCAGCACAAAAATTAGAGAAACACCCTATTATCAGCCTAATGATCTCAGAATCACGCGAGAAGGCTGCAGAAAAGGCGCTTGTGACCACAGAGGACGTTGTTAGAGGACTTCTGATAGAGGCTCAATGCAATGGCGAGGGGTCAAGCCAATCGGCCCGTGTAAGTGCTTGGAAAGCTATATCCGATTTCACAGGGGGATTCGATGCGAACAAGAAAACATTGGTCCATGAGGGAGCAATCGATCTATCAGGCAAGACAGACGCCGAACTTGCCGCAATCATAGCCAATGAACAGGGCTAGCCTAGAGCTTAAAGCCGCAGCAGTCATAGAGACTAGAAAGAGAGCGGCTAACAAGCGGAGCAAGTCCCGTACAGTCTACGGGATCGTCAATATGCAGCGGGAGGTTATCCGGTGCTGGACTATCACCAACGGCGACTGCCTTCCTTCTGTCGGGGTAGAGCCATCTGTTCTAATCCCCGAGAAGCTTGAAAAACTAATCACCACCAAGAAAAAGAACAAAGCCGTCTATGGCGGCAGGGGGGGCGCGAAGTCCATCACGATCATGGATATCCTGGCCGCTGAAGTTAAAGACGATGCAGCCAATATCATGTGCTTCCGAGAGGTGCAGAAGTCTCTGAAGGAATCGGTATTCAAGGGGCTGGTCGGAGAGATAGCGCGTCTCGGGTACATCGGATTCACGCCAGTAGATAGCCAAGCAGAGATTCGCCACGACAACAAAGGCCTGTTCAGCTTCTGGGGCCTCAAGTCCAACCTGACCAACATGAAGTCGCTGTATGGATATAAGCGGTTCTGGAACGAGGAAGCCGAAGGCACTAGCCAAGACTCGCTTGATGTCATGGGGCCAACGCTCCGAGGTATGCCTAACACCGAAATATGGCACTCATTCAACCCTAGATCATCTGAAGACCCTATCTCAAAAAGATTTATTACTCCGTACCTGGACGTACTGCTACGTGATGGCATCTACGAAGACGACCACACTCTGGTAATCAAGGTCGGCTATCAGGACAATCCTTGGTTTGAATTGGACGAGTCGCTTGTTGATGCCCTTGCAGCCGATACAGCAGCCGTTAGAGACGGTGCGATGTCGCAGGCCAAACATGATTGGATATGGGGCGGATACTTCAATGACGAGGTAGAGGATGCGCTGATATCTGCAGAGTGGTTCGATGCGTGTGTTGATGCTCACTTGAAACTAGGCTTCAAGCCAATGGGCGTAAAGCTCGCTGCTCACGACCCATCAGACACGGGGCCAGATTCAAAGGGCTATGCTATGAGGCATGGGTCTGTTGTACTGGATGCCCAGGAGAAGGAGACAGGCAACGTTAACGAGGGAGGTCACTGGGCGGCAGGGCTGGCCATTCAGCAGGGTGTTGATCAATACACCTGGGACTGTGACGGCATGGGCGTTGCCTTGGCAGAGCAGACATCAACAGACTTCGAAGGCAAACACACCAAGATTGTAATGTTCAGAGGCTCAGAGTCTCCCGACAACCCGAAGTCAATCTATAAGCCAGCAATGAGATCGCCTATTGAAAGCCAGAAAACAATAGAGGATTCGTTAAGGAACAAGCGCGCTCAGTATTACTTTGAGCTTAGGGACAGGTGTTACAGGACATACAAGGCGGTCGTACACGGCGAGTATCACGACCCTGACACGCTGATAAGCTTCAGTTCTGATATTGCGGTGCTGAAGAAAATCAGGGCTGAATTGTGTAGAATGCCTATTAAGCCTAACGGGAATGGGCTGTTTCAGCTGTATACCAAGGAAGAAATGAAGACGAAATTCAAGATCAAGTCGCCTAACCTGGGAGATTCGATCATGATGCTGATGCGGTACATGCCGTCGTTTGACCATTCAAAGGTTAAGCTGCCCCAACCAAACAGACCAATGAGGCTCCGATAATGTCGCTGGACCTAGACCAAATAAAGAAGAAGGTAGACAAAGGGTATCAGTCTGGGCAGACGGGCCGGCAGCAAGCCTCTGATGATCTTGTCTTTGCCCGGGTAACCCAGTGGGATGACAACCTGCTAGAGGATACCAACTTGGCATTCCGTGGCGAGTTCAACATACTGAAGAAGGCTCACCGGCAGATCATGGGCGACCTGGCCGCCAACCCGGTTCAGGTAGATTTTGAGCCAAAGGACGAAGGCAGAGACGACGGCGCCGATTTGCTTGACGGCATGTATCGGGCTGATGATCGGCTGAATACTTCACAGGAGGCCTACACCTATGCCAGCGCTGATGCTGTTGACGGTGGGTTCGGTGCTTGGGAGCTATTCACAGAGTACGCATCAAGCCGAATGGGCGACCAAAATCAAGTGATCCGTCGTAAGTACATCCCCGAAGCAGTCAACTGCGTGTTCTGGGACCCAAACGCAAAGCGACAAGACAAATCGGATGCCAAGTATTGCTGCGTTATCGAACCGTTCTCGGAGGATGGATATAATGACCTGGTCAAAGAGCTGACCGGCGAGGAAAGCAATGGCCCTACCAACTTCAGGTCGCCAGAGCATTCCTATACGTTCCCATGGTCCGGAAGCGGCGAGGGCAAAAAGTTCTACGTTGGCAGGTTTTATCACGTCGAGAAGATCAAGGACACCGCGCTTACCTTCGTTGACCCAATGGGCACCGAGACGATCCTGCTGCAGTCACAGCTTGATGATGTGATGGACGACATGATCGACTCAGGTTACGAGATCGTTGCTGAGAAAGACCTTGAGCGCTTCCAAGTGACCCGCTACATCATGTCTGGCTATGAGATCTTGAAAGAGGAAGTCATTGCCGGCGAGTACATTCCTATCATCCCGATGTATGGCGAGCGGTATATTGTAGAGGGAGAGGAGTATTACAGCGGAATCACGCGCTTGGCCAAAGATCCTCAGCGGCTGCGTAACTTCCAGATGAGTTATCTGGCCGACATCGTATCCCGTTCGCCACGGCCCAAGCCAATCTTCTTTGCTGAGCAGATCCAGGGCTTTGAAGACATGTATGACATTGCGGGGGTCGATAACGACTATCCGTACCTGTTGCAGAACCGGAAAGATGCGAACGGCGGAGACTTGCCGATAGGCCCTGTTGCAGCAATGCCTGACCAGCCTATCCCCCAAGCACTGGCCGCCAGCATAGAGCTAACCAGGCAGGCGGTGGAAGACGTCGCTAACCCTGGCATACCTCAAGACATTGCCGACCCTGATCTGTCTGGAAAAGCAGTGATCGCGCTTCAGAACCGGATGGACAAGCAATCGTACATCTTCCAGCACAACCTCAAGTTCGCCAAGCGCAGAGACGGTGAGGTTTACGCCTCTATTGCTGTTGAGATTATGGATTCGCCTCGCAAGATGACTGTAGCCAAGCCAGACGGCACGACCATGCAAGTCGAGACAATGACGCATGGGCTCGATGCCGAGACTGGAGAAGTCAAAGTGTTAAACGACCTGACCAACATGGAATTCGATGTTTACTCTGATATAGGGCCATCCTACGACAGCCAGAAAGAGCAGACGATTGACCGGCTGGCAGCAATGGCTGAATCCGTCGCGCTAACTGACCCGACGCTGCACAAGGCTTTGATCCTGAAGATCCTTGAGCTGACCGATGGAGTCAATACAGACGACATCCGAGAGTACGCACGCAAGCAGCTTGTATTGACCGGATTCAAGGAGCCTGAGACTGACGAAGAGAAGCAAATGCTTGCTGAGGCGCAGCAGACACAGAAGCCGGATGCGAACATGGTCTTGGCCATGGCAGAGGACAAGAAGGGACAAGCGCAGCAGATGGAGGCTCAGACCAAGCTACTGGTAGCTCAGTCAAACTCAGCCAACGAGCAGGCAAAGCGCCAGATTGACGGCTTTAATGCAGAGACAAAGCGCATGGATACACAAGTTGATGCACAGGAGGCCGGTGCTAACATCGACTTCAAGCGCATAGACGCCATGGGCAAGCAGCTAGACAACGTTCAGAAGCAGCAGGAGATTGCCAACAGTGCTTATCGTGGTCCTTTGTCGCATAACAGGATGATTACTCAGCGGACTTAAGCGTGGCCACTTTGCAAACTATCTCACCAGCGAATATAATCAAACCGCGCATGAGGGACTAATTACCCCGCTCCGATTCGTTGCCGGACATGCGCTTATTCTAAGCAGCGCACTCCAACGAGGTGATAAATGGATCTTACTCAAGATTTATTAAAGCAGTATCTTCGATACGTCCCAGAAACCGGTTTGTTCTACTGGTTGAAATCTCCAAGCAACAATATTAAACCCGGTGACGTTGCTGGGTACGAGAGACTATCCCCTAATAACAACACTCCATACATGAGATTGTCTCTTCTCGGTAAGTACCGGTATCTTCATCGCCTAGCTTGGCTTTATGTTTATGGAGACGTGCCTAAGATGCTAGACCACAAAGACGGCGATGGGACGAACAACAGAATAGGCAATCTAAGGCCTGCAACATCATCTATAAACGCAAAGAACAGCGTCATATCTTCAAGAAACACGAGTGGAGTTGTAGGCGTAAGTTGGGTGAGCAGTAGGAGCAAGTGGTTGGCACAAATAAGAGATAACGGGAAGACAAGTCATTTAGGCTGGTTTGGGTCAAAGTACGATGCAGAGAGAGCCAGAAAGAATGCAGAGAGCTTGTGTGGTTACCATAAAAACCACGGCAGGGCCAAGATGTTTTGAAGATCACGCGCATTGATATATACTTAGGATTACGCAGGCACAAGCGGTTAAACGTGCATCCCACCTATTGGATTAATTAGGGTTACCTTTAAATCGAGGATACGATTAGTGAAAACTCTGGAAGAGCTGAAGGCTGAAAACGCCGATACTGAGGTCAAGACTGATGAAAGCATACCCCAAGCCAAAGAAGTCGAAACCGAAGACGAAGCGGTTGAAGAAGAATCGGAAGAAGTAGTTGACCCTGGGGAGGGTGAGCAAGCAGACACCGAGGGCGCTGAAACAGAAGCGTGGATGCAAACTGAGGAACAGACCTCAGAAGGTGATGATGAAGAAACCGTAGTTCCTTTGGCTGCACACACTAAGATGCGGGGCAAACTGAAAGGCCGCATTGGTGAGCAGAACGAGGAGCTGGAACAGCTTAGAGCTGAGAACGCAGCGTTAAAGCAGGGTCGAGC